TCGATAACTTAAACATCGAACAAGAGGATGGTGAGTTCATTCACGGAGACGTATTAGATATCAACGGGATTCAAACAGATTCTAAAGTCTACCATCCAGTTGATGAAGTATCTGAATTCTTAGATCTGTATATCGATTTTTGCACTGATCAGATCTACGAACTATTCCCGAGAGATGAAGAAGCTCAGATCGCTGATGCAATCCTTGAACTATTCAGAAAGAGAGAGCATATTACAATCTTCAATAAGAAGGCACTCTATATCTACATCAGAGAGATTATTGATGTCAAAACCCCTAGAATTACTAAAGTAGCTAACGAATTAGGGGATCTATATAAGAAACACTACGCATTCTACTTAGAGAACGGTTACGCAAACTTCTAAACCGTACTACTTTCTATTTATAAAAAATAGACTACTCATGAGTTTAGATAAATTAATATTTAAGAATAAGAAATTCGCAGACCTTCTAGAGGAGATTTACGACAATCAAAAGAAGAAGGAGAAGCAGATTTCAACTCTTATTGCTGAGTTACGTCCTCTAATCGAAGATACTGGAGATGCGACTTTAATTGTACCTCTCATTAAAGAGTACTTAGAGATTGGTGTTAAGAATGATGACCAACTTGTAAAGGTTGCAACAATCATCCAACGTATATTCCAGAATCAAGATTCAGCTACTGATTCATTCGGTATCTCTGATGAAGAAAGGGAGCAGTTATTAAAAGAGATTAACAACATTAAGGAAGATAAGTAATGGCAAGATTTGGCTTTGGAGCAGTAAATGACGGATCTTCCGTAGGAGCATCAGGTAACAGTAAGACCTTAGATGCACTAAAGCTTGCAAGCCTAAATTCAACAGGTAGGGTTATTAGTGTGGTGATGGATGATACACATCCACGTTACAAAGAACTAGGGGGTTCAAAAGCAATTGGAGCAGTTGAACTAGTAGACGTTTCCGGTGGTACAGCAGACTACTCCTCAACAACTAAAAATCAAAATTACAGAGTTGCTTTCCCATTACAGCCCGGAGTGAAAAATTATCCACTAATAAACGAAATCGTCTATCTAGTATCACAACCGACTAAAAAACTTCAAGAGAGAACAACAGCTATATCCTTATACTATATTAGCGTAGTCAATCTTTGGAATCACCCACACCACAACGCTATACCTTATTCTGCTGGTTCATCAACACCAGCGAATTCAAAAAACTACCAAGACACCGCTCTAGGAAGCGTAAATAAATTAACTGATAGCTCTGGTGAGATTAAATTTGGAGACTACTTTTTAGAAAGGTCAAATATCTTCCCATTACAGCCTTTCGAAGGAGATTTAATTTATGAAGGAAGGTGGGGTAACAGTATTAGATTTACCGGTACAGCTCCAAACAGAAATCCGTGGTCAACAGTAGGGACTCAAGGAGATGCTATAACTATTATTAGAAACGGTCAAACAGAAACTCCCAATAAAAACGGGTGGGATTTTACAGTAGAAGATATAAACACAGACAAATCTTCGATCTACTTAACAACAACTCAGAAAATACCTCTATCCACTAATACCAATTACTTCAGCTATAAGTCCAATCCTCCTACCTCCCCCGAGAAGTATGTAGGTAAACAGATTATATTAAATTCCGGAAGATTAGTTTTCAATACAACAGAAGACCATCTAATGTTAAGTTCTGCAAAGAGCATCAGTTTAAGTTCAACAGAAACAGTGAACGTAGATGCTCCTGAAATGATTATCCAAACAGAAAAACTATTCCTTGGATCTAAATCTGCAACTGAACCTTTATTATTAGGAGATACAACAGTAGAGTTACTAAAAGAAATAATTTCAGTACTAAAAGACTTACTTGTAGCATCACAGGCTGCTGCTAACTCAGGCGGACCTATTCCAAGTTTAAACCAAAAAGCTCCCGGGCTACTAAAGAGAATTTTATCCCTTAACCCAGATTTACTAAAATCAAATTCTAATTTTACAGTATAATGACCCCAGAAGAATTAGAACAGCAAAGAAAGCAGGAAGCAGCTAAAAGAGATGCTTTTAAGAAAAGAGTAAGACTTCAAAGAGCTTTAGCCGCTACTGCCGTCGTAGCAACTGCTACTCAGTTATCTCCTCTAGATAGAATCAACCAAACAGTCAATACTAAGATTGAAGACCTTAGAGACAAAGTAACAACTGCTGTCCTCTCTCTAGCATCTCAATTAGGGATTGAAGGAATAGATAGCACTAACCCAACTCTACCGAGTGTATGTCCCTCTCAACCTACTTTAGATAGAGCATTACAAATACGTAATTCTTTAGGGGTAGACATAGAGAATACCTCAAAATACATAATGGTAGTTGATTCATCACTACAGTTATTAACTCCAGTAATAAACGGAACAGTTTCTGCTGTTGATGCTTTGAACGTAGTAAAAACCGCAACCTCTCTAGCTACTAAACTAATACCAGTAGTTCCAGGTGCAGTTACTGCTCTATTAAGTGATCTAGATGATATAAGAAGCTTCCTAGTATTTAAATCAGATGGAACTCCTAAGTTACCGCAGTTAAAGAGAGCTCTCACAATTGGATCTCAATATATTTCTGATGCAGCTAAGATACTACAGACAATCGTTATAACCTTACAGATTATTGATGCTGTATTAGAGAAATGCGGATCTAAACCAAACGGATTAGGATCAGATAGTACCAACCTACTAGATACCGTGAAACTAGCAGACTCATCAATAATTAACGAAGTATATCAAGGATTCACCTTCTCCATCGTAGAAAAACAGTTCAGTCCAACTCTAAAGCAGAGAATAGGACAAGCAAAAAATAGTCAAGGAATTGTTTTATTACAAACAGAACCATCCTTCACAACAGACCCTCAAGTCCTTGTTGAGGAGTTAAAACTCATTATTGACAGGGATAATCTAAAAGCTAATTAAGAAATATTTATAAAAGATGGATACTAAAGTATTTAAAAAACTCATCAAAGAAGCCGTAAAAGAAGCTATTCAAGAAGAATTAAAAGAGATTCTACTAGAAGCAGTACGTGCCCCTAAAACAATTATTCAGGAGAGCTACTCAGCCCCTGTACCAGTTTCTACTCAACCAATAGTAGCAAGTATTAATGCAAGAGATAAGTACAAAGAATTACTAGGTGAAATGATGGAATCAAGAAATGGGAACATTTCAATGAACTCAAACGATGCTATGTCTTTCGGAGCACAACCCGGATATAGACCTCCTACAACAGCAAACACATCCGCAGAAGGATCTGCACTACCTGCAGGAGAAGTTAACCTAGACCAAATTATGGGTCTTATCAAGAAGAAGTAATGGCATTCGGAGCAAAGAAAATATTTCCGATTGATAGAAAGCCAAGGGTTGCTGTCGGAGTATCCTTACCCTTTTCAGCACCAGGAGTCTTTGCCCCAACATATACAACACAAGAAGCTATAAAAAATAATCTAATAAATTTCTTTTTAACCGGAACCGGTCAAAGATATCTAAATCCTTTATTTGGAGCAGGGTTACAAACTTACATTTTTGAACAATTAAATAGTAATACCGAGGTTGCTCTAGAGCAAGACATACAGACTATTATAAACGAGTTTTTTCCAAGCGTTATTATAAACGATTTAGAGATTACAAGTCAGCCAGATACTCTCCAGATTACTGTTAAATTAGCATATTCAATACAAGATACTGGAATAACAGATAATTTAGAAATAGCATTCAATTAAAATGGCAATAAAAAGAGATATAAAATACGTAAATAAAGATTTTAGCACACTAAGGGCTTCCTTGATTGATTATGCTAAAACTTATTTCCCTACAACCTATAATGATTTTAGTCCATCATCTCCCGGGATGATGTTTATGGAAATGGCAGCCTACGTAGGAGACGTTATGTCTTTTTATCTTGATAATCAAATTCAAGAGACTTACCTACAATATGCCCGTCAGACAGACAATCTGTTTGAATTAGCGTATATGTTTGGATATAAACCAAACGTAACCGGAGTAGCTACAACAACCATTGATTTTTATCAGCAGATACCTTCAAAACTCTCCGCAAGCGTCTATATTCCTGATTTTGATTACTGTTTACTCATCGGAGATAATGCAGTAGTATCATCTACATCCAATAATGAGACTAGATTCTTAGTTCAAGACAGCGTTGATTTCTCAGTATCTTCTTCACAAGATCCAACTGAAGTTACCATTTTCCAGACAGCAGGATCAGATCCTGTTAGCTACCTTCTTAAGAAAAGCAGACAAGCAATCTCTGCAACTATAAACTCAACCGATTTAACATTCACTACACCTACTCAATTTACTACTCGGGTATTAAATGCAGAGAGTATTGTAGGTATACTAGATGCTGTTGATAGTGACGGTAATAATTGGTATGAAGTAGACTACCTCGCTCAAGATGCAATCTACACTGGTATTAAAAATACAAACCCCAATGATCCTAATAGAACAAGCGGTAATGTAGATACTCCTTACATCTTACAATTAGAACAAGTTCAAAGAAGATTTGCGACTCGCTTCTTAGATTCAGGATCGCTACAAATTCAGTTCGGTGCCGGAACTGCTAATGATACAGATGAAAATATAGTACCCAATCCAAATAACGTCGGTTTAGGGTTACCTTTTGAGCAATCTAAGTTAACAACTGCTTTCTCTCCTACAAACTTCGTCTTTACTAAGACGTACGGTATTGCTCCTTCAAATACAGTTATTACGTTAAGATACCTAACAGGCGGTGGAGTCACAGCAAACGTTCCCTCAAATGACCTAACTACAATTACAGGTAATATCAATTTTCTTAACCCTAACCTAAACCCAACTACTGCAAACACCTATAGAGCATCTTTAGCAGTTAACAACCCCGAAGCAGCAGTAGGAGGTCAAGACGGTGATAGTATTGAAGAAATTAGACAAAATACATTATCTAATT